CAGAACGCCGAACCAACCGACATAGAGGCGGTTATTGGTAGAAGTTACCCACTCGCAGAAATTGTCCCACGAAGAGGATGATTGTTGTCTTGAAAGAGTTTGAGCCATTTGAAAAAGGGTTATGTATAAGTGCGGGGAACACTAGGTAAAATATTCCAACTCTACCCTCCAGAGTTGGTATGAGAGACTGTTGTTTAGACACGCTGTTTAGTCTCGGTCAGGCGTGTTTGGATAGTGAGGAGAACCTCACCCGTCCATGTATTTATATTAAGCGATCTTCACAGATCTGTCAACCCTCTAGAACACCATAGACTGGCCTCTTCAAAGGCGACAAACCTATCCTAGTCATACTTCAGTAGCATGTCAAGTATCATATTGAACAATAATTCGTTTTGTAAAAAGCATACCTCTAAATAAATACACACCCAAAGAGTGATTAGTAATGAGAAGACTCCTCCCATTAATCATGATTTTGATGGCAGCACCTGCAGCAAATGCAGGAGGGCTGGTTCATAAAATGTCATCGAGTGTCCAACTTACTGTAGATAGTGCAAGAACCACTGCAACTAGACTGGGTTCCCAATACAGTGTGTCTGGATCGAATGTAAATACTACGGACGGTAGCACAGCAGGAACTGTTTCTGCTGGAACAATCACCAGTGGCATCTATGCTCCTGGTACGATTGCAGCAACCCAGGCAACTGCTGGAGAAGCATTCTCCTTCAGTTCTTCTTACCTTCAAGGTGACGCAGTTCCAACTTCAGCTGCTTCTGTAGGTGCTGTTGGTAACTTCTCCAGTCAGACCTCTTATGCATCTGGAACTGCTGGGGACCTGGCAGGTACTATCGCAACTGACGGTGGTATTAGCATCACCGCAGGCGGAGCTGGTAGTACTGCCGTTGGCCAATTCGTAAGTGAAATCACGGTAATTGACTAAATAAAAACCTCTCTTAGGAGGAACATGACTAAACTACAAGAAGCAATCGGTCTCGGGTTGATTCTTGGGGTCATGCACGGACTGTTCCAATCTGCTGGAGCAGTTCCAGTGGTCCCGAACTTCACTCAGGGCTCGATGACCAGCCACACTGAAACAACTTCTAAGCAAACTGAGACGATTAACTCTATAGACTATGCAACAGGATGGCAATATTCAGTTTCGGGGACAAACGTGTCCAACAACGGGGCAGCACTCCTGCCACCGACAACAACCAACAACGTGACTGTGACTCCGCTAGGAGGAATAGAAGGACAAGTAACAAGTTCAGCAACTGGACTAGACTTCTCCAACTCCAACTTCACGATCACAAATCCTGGAGCAGCATTCCAGTTCACGACGACCTATCAAGGTCCTGGAATGACAAACCAAACCGTGATCCAAAGAACAACAGAAGTTACTTCGGTAACAGATACCACAAGTATCTTTACCCGTCAGTGCTGCTGATGTGGGAGGTGTTTCTGCGACTGCTAATCCAATCGCAAATAGTTCAGGCTCAGTGACCAATCAGGCTATTCAGGTATTACAAGGTCCTTATATTACCAACACGTATGGTGGTGGTATCAGTTGTCAAGGTCCAACTGCAAACTTCACTCCATACATTACTCATGCCAAAAGTGATAAAGACCCATTTGAAACTTTCTACATGGAACCTCAGTATGACAACAGAGACTTTGAGGGTCGTGTAGTAGAAGTTCAAAAGAATGTCAAAAACTGGCCTTGGGAAGAATGGTATGACGACAGAACTTATACCAACTCTGAAGGTGAAGTAGTCAGAGCATATGAAGATGGTGCAGACATGACCATCACTGTCATGGAAGTGCAAGGAGATGGTGTTCCTGATAATCCAGGGTCACAACTCTGGCAGAAACCAGTTAGAACTGGTATGACTAGAAACTACAGCACCAGTATTGGTCTCTCTGCAACACTATCTTTGCCTCTTGATGGTGGATTACAAGAGCGTTGTAAGCAAGCAGCAGAAACACAGATCGCACTACAAGGTCAATTACTTGCTAACAAGCGGTTAGATTTTGAGTTGGCAAGACTTAAAAACTGTGGCGAATTATTGCAGAAAGGAATTCGTTTTCATCCCAGAAGTCCTTATGCAAAAGTGTGTGCTGATGTGGTAGTTCAAAATGTAACTCATATCAAACCACACGCACATACAATTCCACCTATTTCTTCAGCGGTCGAACCGACCTCAGGGACTTCACAGCCTGGTTCCTCTGGCGCTGCTCAGCAATCCGTTCCCGCGAAGATTGTACCGGGATCTTCTTACCCCGTAAGGTCGCAACCTTCTTCAGGACTTTCTTCACGGTCGGTTTCACCACTCTTAACAGAAGATCAGCAAGAGGTTTTGCAAGCAGTGCCGAAGTCGTGGCAACCACTGCAATCGACGCCGTTGCCGTCACAGCACCAGCATTAGGAATGTTAGAAATGATTTGATCAGGTATCTTTAGTTGTTCAGTAACTTCTATACATTCCTTTCCAACCAATTCATAACCAGTAATCTTCTTATTACCCTCTAGGATTTTTCCTATGGGGTTTTTTAATTCTTGTGCTCTAGTAGGACACTGGGGAATCTCTGCCTCTGGTGTCTTTGGAACTGCTGGAGTTTTAGTTTCTGGTGCTTCAGGTGCTGGTGGTGCTTTATACGCAGGTGGTTCTGGTGGTTCCTGCTCTAATACAATCTTATTTCTATCATAATCAAGAGCAGTGTAATAAGGTGTGCCTGCATCACACAGGGTCATCACACCCTTATCATCTTCATTCTTTAAGTTGACATTTTCCTTATTGTCTTTATGTGCCTCAACGCAGCCAGGAATATTGACAATAGGAGTTCCCACCTCCATGGTGATTGGAGGTGCGACAGGTAATGCCATAGGTGGATCCGATGACATCCACTTTGGAACATCCTGGATTACAACGTCATCTATTCTAATATTATTAAGTCGAATATCAGGAATAGGCATTACTCAACCAGGGTTCCGTGTGCTCTCCTGATTTCTCTTAGTTCCTCAAAATCTTTTTTCTTAGTACCACCATCATATGCCCAGGCATACCCTTCCTCAATCATTTGTTCGTTGAGCGACAGACTTCCGTCCCCAAGGTATAACCAACCAAGAAGACGACCATATTTGCCGACACCCCCAACAAGTTCAGTACGGATAACAAGATCATCGTCACCAGCCAACGCCCCTTCCAGTTTTTCTTTGAGCCAGTTGGTTGCGTCGATTCCAAGGGCTTTCTCCTCTAGGTCTCTTGTGCGTTTTTCAGGAGTATCTACACCGGCAACTCTTACTCTTTCTTTCTTAAAGAGATCAAATCCTAAATCGATTGTGACATCAATCGTGTCACCATCAAGAACTCTGTTAATTTCAACTACGCGGAAGTTGTAACACGACTTCCTGTTGGGTGGAACCATAGCGCCCATGATCGATCTCCTTTGCGTCTACTGCTGTTGCTATTCCGATTAGTGTAATGGCAGCAGTTATGACGGCACCGGCACCCCATACCCACTTCTCAAGTTTACGAACACGATCACGGAGTTCCTCCGCCATCTTCTCAGAATCTTCAATCCTGTGTGTCAGCAGTGCTATCAGTTGATCTTGATCTGCGTCCTTCTGGTTGATTTGATCCGCCATCGTTCAATTCATCAAAAGCCATACGCATTATATAGACGATGTAATACGTTACACCAGCAAGAAGTATTATCAAACACCAGATAATACTCCAAGTTACATCGTTTACATCATGTAGAGGTCTCAGAAACAGGTTCATTAACAATCACTAATCGCAGAGTTTACTAACGATCCTGCTGAAGATCCGATGTTCTGTCCTAAGAGATTAACCCATCCTGCAGCCAACCATCCAACATAAGGGATGCCCATCACTGCAGGAGCACCAACACCAGCAGCAATAGCACTACCTGCCATCGCACCTTGAGACCGTGCTCCAGCGTCCGCCACTAAACACTCGGCGTCTTTTGCACTCAACTTTCCCTCGCCGTCTACTGCGGCACCTCCTATATTTCTCACACCTTCTGCAGTGTACTGATCACGTCTCCATTCTCTTCTGACCTCAGTGCCACCACGACCAAAGAATCCTTTCTTTTCTTGGTCAAGACTTAGTGACTTCTGAGACTCAAGAATAGCAGGATCATTTGCTTTATATTCAATTGTATATCCGTCCTTACCTGCTTCTATCTTATAAGAAGAATACGGTGTGCCGCGTGGAATGTTAATGGTCGGGACCTGAATCCTATCAGGTTCTCGTCTGACCAAATGTCCCAGCACACCGATGTGTGCAATCGCTACTACGCTGCCAAGACTGATGGCAGTCCACTTGAGGTAAGGTTTCATATCACATCTTGTATGGTGGTTGATCTGAATCTGTTACGATTTTGATTGGTCCTTGCTCGACTTTGATAGTTTGAGTAGGAGCAGTTTGTGCTGCCTTCTCAATCAGTCTCTCCATCTGTTCTTTGGTGATACCACCTCCACCACCATTTGCCTTATCACCATTTTTCTTTGCCGTCTGGACACCGAAGGTAGCCAGAACGCCTGTAAAGACGCTGGCTATAAATGTCGGATCCAGCTTCTGTTCTGGAATACCCAGAGCAGGTGGTAATTTGATATATGCAAGAGTCAAAATACCACCAGACCAGACTAAAATTCCCAATCGAACAAAGGTAGAAAGAATAGCAAGTTGTTCCTCAGAGTCCTCAATCTTATCTTTAAGTTTTCCAAGGGGACCTTTCTTGGTTTCTTCCTTCTTTACTTCTTCGGGCATGAGTCACCGACAAGGGCAACTCTATTTAGAAAGGAATCCGTTTTCAACCAACCATTCACGGGTCATAGGTGTGGGTTCGTAGTCAGTCCACATAGTTCCTGCTGCACAAGACTCAAGTGCCTTCGCAGTCATACCCTCAGTATGGCCTGCCCAGTATGCTTCTTTCTCCCAGGGAATTGCCTTTGGTTGAGACATATAAGCACTCTTTACAATCGCCTCATACATGCGAGGAACTTCCTCCTGATTCTTGATAATGGCAATAAAGTTGTTATCAATTGTTCCTGCCATACAATCCTGAGCAGCGTGCCATCCTTCATGACGCATCACTGACATCATAGTGCCAGGGCGATGCATATGAGCAACATTCAGAAAGAAGTTGTTACCTACAGTATGATATACACCACGATGACCAACTGGGAAGTATCGCATGTCTGCTAGAAAAACCTTAGCTCCGACCTTATTAAGTGATCGGACGAGAGAGTTAAACTCATCAGCAACAATACTGTAATCAATATCAGCCAGTTCCTCATGTTTGTTGAGGTCAGAAACTGTCTTAAGTTCTTGAACATGATCGGTGCATTCTTGGAGCAACATACACCCCTGAGCATGAGGGGTGAAGAACTCATCTTCTGTGATTGGATCAGCAAGTGCTGGGGCAGACATAGCAGCTGCTGCCAACAAACTCATAATAACTTTTTTCATATCAGAAAGGGAGAGCGGGAGTAGATGTAGAAGGAATAGCACCGCCAGTGGCACTAGGGAGTTCAGGCAGAGCAGCATCCATCATTCCAGGAAGTGCTTCTGCAATTGCCTCTGTCGCTGCCTTGGCGACACGTTCTTTGACACCCTCAGCGATAGCGTCACGACGGAGATAAACAACTGTTCCTCCACCGATGATACCAGCAGTTCCTAAGAATGATAGAACTGCTAAAACATTAATTACCTTTTGCATAATAAGCCTCGTAATATTTTACAATCCCCGCAGTGTTCATGTTGCCTTGAGAGACCCAATCTTGAACACACTCGTAGATTGATTGACTGGAGTATTTAGGTTGACCCTCCTCCATTTCTCCACCGTATCTTGAAAGAAGCACCGTAAGTGCTTGTTCTCTGACCTTCATTTTCTGGTCACTGTATCGCCAATCATCGATGGACATTTTCTGAACCGCCTTGGAAGTTTTCAGATCCTCCGATAGGATCAAGTTGAACCGTAGTGGCACCACTCTTGGTTGCCAAGTCATACATCTCTTGATGGATGTTAGCAGATTCTTTCGTCCAATACTGACGATTCTCTGCTTCTTGTTTCTTGATCTCTGCTTCTTGTGCCATATAATCTTGCTGCTTTTCAGTAGGACACCCATATGGACCGGAAAACCAATCATCAACTGGAGTCAGAATAGGAGCAGGAACACCAACGTATGGCGGAGAATCCATTTCAGAACACTCTACAACATCCTCATCAATAGCACACTCGATATCTTTTTCAACGGGTGGCCAGTTGATTGATGTAGCCGCTTTTCTTGAGAAGATTTGAATCGATTCCTTGATTGATTTGATATTCATGCGAGAACAAGCTTCTTTGAGTAGTTATAAGAGTAGATCTCTCGATTACCCTTGATGCCCCATCCTAACCAATAGTAGGCGGGAACCATGTATTGCTGGACAGTTTTACCACTGCCTTCAAATTCTGGAAGAACTTTCTGGAAGTGAATTTCGTTAATCATGTAACGGGTCTGACCCTCAAGCGAACTGGGATCACAGTTGTACTTATCACAGAAGAGACCTAACCCCAGATAACGGTTCTCAGTGGTCCACTGAATGAGTCCGTACCCACCCCGATGACAATCAGAGTAAGGAACTCTAGCCCCTCCCTCGCAAATGTTGGGATAGAACTTGCTTTCCTGTTTAATGTTTCCCAGTATCGTTGCCAGGGCATTTTTATCTGTGATTCTAGTGTGTTCTTGGAGTTCAGAAAGAACGTATTGTTCTTCGGGTGTACAGTCAATACACTTCCAAGTAGGAACATATGGTTCTACTGGAATGGTTACAACATCTTTTTCCACTGCGGTGGCACAAGAAGCACCGATGAGTGCTACAGAAACTAAGGCAGCGATCCGTCCGAACATTAAAAAGGGGGCATAGTACCCCCGAATTATAGGTTATTCGGTTGTGTGTGTCAAGGGGTGGGAACGTATGCTGGTTGCATCAGACCACCGTCTGGACCGTCATCATCATCAACATTTCCATCAGTCAACAGGGCAGCAAAGATAAACCCTCCTATCATGGAAGCTGCTATGACTAACACGTCGTTCACCACAAACCTGGGATGACTTGACCTGTTGCAAGATAAGATCCAACTGCGGCAACGAATCCAACCATTGCTGCACGACCATTCAGTTTTTCTGCTTTTTCATTAAACATTTTTTTGATCCTCTAGTGTTTTGTTTGTAATGATAATTTTTTCACCGTCATGAGTGAATTGTAATTCGTCGTCAGGATGCCACATCAACTCTTCATACATGTCATCGAGTTTCTGTATATCCTGCCACAATGCATCTGGGTTAGGCATATCAAACTTTTCTGGTTACCTCGTATATAGTAGAATCACCATATG